TAGCTCCTTTGTCGCCATGAGCACCTAATTGTATGTCTGCTAGGCGAAGATCTTCATCTCTCTTTAACCATCTGATTTTACTCATACATTTAATATTTATATTGCCCATCTTTTCTACACCATATTTCAATGGGTCTTCACTAGTGTTGACATAATGTAGGGCAAGCTCTAGAAACGTTTTATAGTTATATGGGTCATTCTTAAAGTCGCCCTTTTGAAGAAATCTATCTAGGAACTCGTCGTGATTAGATTTAACAATAACCACTTCATCAGATAAAGACGTCAAATATTCTAGATCTCTAGCAACAAGATTAAGCTCTTCTCTTAGATTCAATTGCCCAGATTCTGCTCTTTTAGCTTTAGAATCTATATTATGGGCTTCATGGTGGTTGATAGACTTACCATCAAATAGATCGTGCATTACTAATTTTTTAGGCTTCAAGGTTCTGCAGATGTCGTCCCATACAAGTTTAGACATCGGGCATGTGCTGCCTGAGTGCCAGTCTCCTAGTACGAATGCCTCTGGTCTAATTTTCTTAGTACCTGTTGCACTGTACTCGATCCCTAGATCGATGAATTTACCTGTCTGATCACATTGAAATTGTCTAAAGTGATACTCGTCTGAATCGCCGATCTCTACAATAACACCACCCATAACATGGTCATAATGTGCGATGTATGCAGTCCTATTTGACATGTAATTTGCGGATGTGTAATCTGGCACCGTTATTGCACCAGTTGTCATAAGAAAGTGTGGCAGTTTTGTATTAGATACTGGGCTTGATTTTAGTCTTTGTTTTGGTGATGCGTATACGAAACTACCCTCACGCTGACCAATTCGACCTAGACCAGCAATAGGATCTATATGCTTGGCAGACAATTTAATAGTAGATAGAAAGATGTTTGAATTTAATTCGGAATCTTCCAATACGATCGCTTCAGACGTTAATCGCTTATCAACTCGACCTAGAGAACCGCGATCAAGATTAGATGCTGGATCTGAGGCTATTAGGATCAGAAGCGCGGCATTATTTTTCTTACAGTAAGTCTTGACTGATTTGTACATCTTACCATCTAGCTCCCAACCAGTTACTGCCGTTGTTATTACAAACTTTTTATTATTTGCAATAGTAGCTCTTAATTTATCTAGCTGCTGCTCTGTCATCATGTCTTCTATATACACGTCTAGAAAGCATCTAGGATACTTCCTACGTGCTTCTTCATCGATATTGGACAATGATCCATAATGATGCTTTAGCATATCTTTCGTGTATTCAGTATTGGACGTAAAGTCTTCAACACTTAAGTCACGACGCATCTGCTTACGAAGATTTGCATAGTCTCTTAACATGCTCTTCTTCTTATCTTGAAGATCGTTAACTTGTTTATTCTTTTTTGACATCGTCGCATTCCTTAGTTATGTATCTATTTATGTACCAGATAGCTTTTTGAAGATCCTCTTTAGTTTTAGATGGATCTTTTTTACCTGCACGAGAAATATACTTGAGTGCATTAGCCAATCTGAAGTCTAGTTGCCAGTCTTCTATAACGTCGATTGGCTCTATAGCTGCAAAATTATAGTGTTTAGGTTTGTTAATTACATCCTCAGTGTTCAAATCTACTACCTCTACTTGACCGTTTTTATTAGTTTTCACTATTCACCCCAAAGTCTTCTATAAATTCTATCACTTCTTGTTGCTCGTTTACCGGAAAATGTTTCGATAGGTTCTTGAACAACAAATATAGCATCTTTCGTTGAATCTTCTTTTGTTTGAGAAGGCTGAAGTGCCATAAACACATTTATATAGTGCATACCCATTGCTTCATCTCCGTACACTACACCTTTATCTTTAGAGAGGGCAAACACGGGTCCAACAGTATGATTAACACCAGTTCTTGCTATATCACTAGATATTTGTGCAACAATGTTAGGTATTAGATCTGCTCTAAAATTAAGATGATATACGCCTTTCTCAACTTCCACAAGAACAGATGGCCTATTGTCGTTTAAATAATATATCTCTGCTAAATTAGAAACTAACTCAGCATAATATCTACCATCATCAGTCAATAGTTTTAGAAATTTTTTTAATGTCAAAATAAATCCTATTGTTTGTTCAATAAGATTATACGAATAATAAAATTTGAATGTGATTCGAAGTGCAGAAATAAAAAAGGCAACCGAAGTTGCCTTTTTTAAAAGATTTAGAGTATCTTATCGACCCATGTTTCTGAACAAGCAGTTGAATCGTGGAGTGTACACGAACAATGCTCCGTAAAGAACAATTGCGAATTCAAGGGCAGTAGTAACGATCGCGAAATTGATCTTAGAAAGAGGAGCAAGTTGCTTGAAGCGCATACATTCAGAAGACATATCTAATAGGAAAGACTCACCGAGACCAGCACCTTTAGCGCCAGAATCAACGATTGTTCCAGAAGACTTGTAGTTTCCAATGAATGCTTCAGAACCAGCAGCAGCACCAGTCATCTTACGATAAACTTTGAAGTGCTTAGCGCCAGCAACAGAACCGATAGTGATTGCCGCAGCACCAGCAGAACCTGGAGCAACTGCAGTCAATACAGCCGATGGAGAACCTTCGCCATGGTCGTTAACAGCAGTAACTACGTAATCATAAGTAGCAGCTGGATCTAGAGATCCTTCAACAGAAGGAGCTGCTGGAGCAGTAAGTGCCGGAGCAGCTGGAGCATTTGCAACACCAACTGAACGAACACGGCCGCGAGGACGTAGGAAAAGATTTGGTTTGAATTCAATAGTACCAGCAGATGTAGTCATCTTGTTAACGTCATAACCAACTGTCTGATTTGCAAGACCTGGGTTAGAACGGAACTGAGGATAGAACTGCTTAATGAAAGAACTTAGAGCTAGCGGCTCAATGTGAAGTTCTGACGGTGAACCGAAGTTTTCAAGAGCTACTACTGCTAGATCTTCAAGATCATCTTGAGTAAGAACTGCACCAGCAAGATCTTTAGAGATAGAGCGAACTTCGCCGTATCCTTCGAATTCTTTTGATTTTTGTTGAGTATCATCGTCACCTTTCAACAATTGCTGAAGAAGTCCATTCATAGCAATTGAGTTAGCTGGAAGATCTGAAAGAGCTCCGTTTTGAGCACCAGTAGCTGGGTTAGCAAAGTGTGCATGACCCCAATACATTTCACGCTCAACACTCTTAAGAAGGTGCATAGTTCCTTCTTTTGCTTGTTGTGCAACAACATCACCAACAGTCGTACGAACCAATGTCATCTGGTGACTTACCTTACGGCGAGTACCAAAGAACACGATCCTTTGACCGTCACGGATATATGTTGAATCTTCTTCACGAGGCGCTCCACCTTCTCCGATATACGGAGATGAGTCAGAGCCTACACCGATAAGACGGTTATATTGCTCGAACAAGTTGTATGCCTTGTCTACAGAAATAGCTGGCCACATCTTTAGGTTTTTCATGTCGAAAGTAACACTCTTAAGAGTACTTTCTAGTGACTCAGCCTGAAGAACACCACCATAAACCAAGTCAGTTGGTTTACCTGCACCGCCGTATCCAGCAGTGAGTGCTTTGTTGAGAGCTTGGATTTCATCAGGAGACACGATCCCCTGCTCTAGCCCTTGATTGATTTGGTCCACAGTTTCGTTTGTGTACATTTTTTGTCTCCTTAAGTTATCTCAGCCCGTATTTATTGGCGATTTCTAGAACTGTTAAATTAGTACCTGTTTCAACTTTGAAAATATCAGCAGAATCAACATGTTTACCTGTTTTCTTAAGTTCAAAAAGTTTATTTGCAACTTCTGACTTAGAAAGAGATTCTGTCTCTTCAGATGATTTACGAAGAGGAGCTACTCCAGCTGGAATACCTTTTCTTTGAACTGGAGCATCAGCGATTGCTTCAACTGCTGCAGCTAGCTTAGAAATGGTTTTCTCTAATGAGCTGAATCTCTCATCAACATAAGATTTCATAAGACTTTCAGAATCTCTGAGAGACTTCTTCATTTCTTTCATCTCTTCTTTCTTAGACTCTTTTTTCTCATGTTTTTTAGATTCTTTTTCTTCGTGCTCTTCGTCTTCGTCTTCGGCTTTGTCCATACAATCAGCCTTATCCATGTCATCGCTTCCTTCGTCCTCGTCCTCATCTTCGGCTTTGTCCATACAGTCAGCTTTGTCCATGTCTTCGTCTTCTTCCTCTTCCTCTTCGTCCTCATCTTCGGCTTTCTTAGCTTCTAATTTGCCGTTTTTAGACTTATCAGCGATTCCACTTTTGTCATCGCCAAGAGAAATTTCTGAAGCTGCGAATTTTGATTTCTTAATCTCTTCAATTTCTTCAAGTGTTTCATCAATTAAAGAAGTTAGAGACTTTACCATTTCTTCATTAGTGAATTCCATAGTAGTAGCTCCTTTTATTAGCTTCTTTAATATTATTGACCCATTCCGTTAAGATCTGCGTGACCTGGCAATTCACCAGCTGGAATAACAACTGTGTTTGCGTGACCGCAAGCGATTCTCAAAACTTGGAATTCTTCAAGAGAAGCTGGATCCGTATCTAGAACGATTTTTCCAGGATTAGCAACGCCAATTCCTAAGAAAGGTGATACTGATGGATCGATTCCACCCATTGGAGAAGCAATCTCTGCTGCTTCAAAACTGATTTCAATTCCAGCAGCAATTAGAAGTTCAGCGCTAGGTCTAGAAACCGCGATACCTCTTTGCTGGCAATTTCTCTGGATCTTATCCAAAA